CCCGCCGGTCTGTCAGCCAGCGGTCGCACCACCTACGTGAGCCACACCGAGGCGCGCCGGAACGCCCGCGCTGCCATGAACGACTCCATGCAGGCCCGTGCCATCGTGGAGCGGTTCGCAGACACCGTGGCCGATACCGGTCTGCGCCTAGAACTTACCCCCTGTTGCGAGATCCTAGGCATCACTCCCGAGCGTGCCGCCGAGTGGGCGCACGATGTCGGTGAGCGGTTCGACCTGTGGGCGCGCGACAAGAAACAGCACCGCGCAGGGAACCTGACCTGGTACCAGTCACAGAACCTCTACCAGCTTTTCCAGCACCGCGATAACGACATCTTCGTGCGGTTCTTCTACAGTAACGACCCCGGGCTCCAGAATCCCCTGCAGTGGGAGTTCATTGACCCCGACCAGGTGCGCGGCGATGCTTACACCTCCAGTTGGGGTTTCCAACTCGGAAAGGACGGCATCGAGCGGGACGCCAACGGTAGAGAGACGGGCTACAAGATTTGGGTGAGGGACACTGAGGGCAATTTCACCCCTGTGACCATCCCCGCCACCGACAAGTCCGGCAGGATCTTCATGCTGCACGGGTTCCGCCCCGAGTACGCCGGTCAAGGCCGCGGATACTCCCGCCTGGCGCACGCAATTCAGGAGTTCGAGAACATCACCGATTTCTCGGCGGCCAGTATCAAAAAGGCGATCAACCAAGCTGGTTTCGTGGCGTTCATCGAGCCGTCCGAGGACGAGGATGCTGTCAACGTGTTCGAGGGCATCCTGACCGGTCAGGGAGCCGGCCCTGCCGCGCCGCCGGTCAGTCAGGTGACACCATCCGAGCCAGTTGAACAATTGTACCCGGGCGTCACGGCGGTGTCAAGGATACCCGAGGCGACCAGTAACACACCGGGGTCAATGGTCGTTGCCAACCTCACCAAAGGGTCCACCCTTAAACCGTTCCCCAACTCGGCACCGGGCGATAAGTTCGACACCTTTGTGGATGCGTTTGCCAGCCACCTGTCCTCCAGCTTGAGCATTCCGCTGGAAGTCGTGCTGATGAAGTTCAACCAGAACTATTCGGCCTCCCGCGCCACCCTGCTGCTGTTCTGGCGCGTCTGCCAGATCTGGCGCAACGAGATGGCGAGCGACTATCTGGACCCGTGCGTGGAAATGTGGCTGTCGGGCGAGATTGCCGCCGGACGTATCGTCGCTCCAGGGTGGTCCGACCCCCGCCTGCGCGCCGCCTGGCTCAAGAAAAACTGGATCGGCACACCGCCGCCCGACATCGACCCGGCTAAGACCGCAAAGGCCCGCCGCGAGAACATCGAGATCGGGGTCAGCAACCTAGAACGCGAGGCGAGGGATCTGAACGGGTCCAGTGCATCGGCAAACATCGAAAAGAATAAGTCGCTCTACAAGGGGTTCGTCAACGCCCCGTGGACACAGGCGGCTGTAGCCGAGGCTGCCCCTGCCCCCGCCGGTCAGCAGCAGGCGCGTTCGCGGGTGGACGATCTGATGGACCGCCTTGAGTCTTTTTTGAATGATCATGAATAATATTGGGGGTGTTTGATGCGTGAAGTCGTTACCGAGAGTGTGAAAGTAGTACCCCCGGCGCTTATCACAGCGACCAGCTTTTTTGGCATTGAGTGGCAGATTTGGGTCTACATACTCACTGCAATTTACACCTTGATTCAGATACTTCGCCAGGGTCCGAAAGTCTACACCTGTATGCTCTGCTTCATAGAGCATCGGCGCTGCAGTAAAAAGTGTCAGGTGCAATGATCAGCGCCGAGCAGTTCCATAAATGTTTCCCGGCCGCACAGGAGCCGACTGAGTGGGCCGCTGCGCTGAACGCAGTCCTGCCCACCTACCACATCGACAGCAAGCTGCGTATCGCCGCATTCCTCGCGCAGTGCGGTCATGAGAGCATCGGGTTTACCAAGCTGGTGGAAAACCTTAATTACTCGGCCGAGGCGCTGACCCGCACCTGGCCCAAACGGTTTCCCGCCGATGTGGCGGCTAAGTACGCCCGCCAGCCCGAGCGGATCGGTAACCGCGCCTACGCCAACAGGATGGGCAATGGTCCTGAAGAGTCCGGTGACGGCTACCGCCACCGTGGCCGTGGTCTGATCCAACTCACAGGTAAGGGTAACCAGTCCGACTTTGCCCGCAGCATCAACAAGACCTTAGACGAAACACTCGATTACCTCAAGACCAAACAGGGCGCCGTCGAGTCGGCGTGCTGGTACTGGAAAACACGAGAATTGAATGCTCTAGCTGATGTCGTCGACATGAAAACGCTCACGGTGAGGATCAACGGTGGTCTGATGGGCTTGGACGACCGTAAAGCACGGTACAACCGGATCACGGAGATACTGTCATGCCAGGGCACTGCAACTTCATAGGTGGAACGTGCGAACATGCTGGAAAATTTAATGCGTGCGTTAAGGTGCCAGCGGTAGCCTGCCGGACCAAACGTGATCGACTTGAAAAGGAGCGGACCGATGCTGCAAAAAGCGATTCTGTGCAAGGCGAGCTACAATGACGCAGACCCTCGATTTACTACTGTCGGGGATCTGCGTTTTGGTTTGATCGGCAGCACCCTTGTCTTTCGTGGCACGGCTAACTGGCGCAACGTCATGCGTGATCTGTTCGTGGTGCCGCTTCGCAGTAGATCGGGATACCTCTCGCACGGCGGTGTAGCGCGGGCCGAACACGTCCTTTGGGACCACGTTATCGCAAAACTGTACGGCGCCTCCCTCAATAACGTCCATGTCACCGGGCATTCTTTCGGTGGCGGCCTTGCGCTGAATTTTGCCCGGGCGCTGCGCCTCCCCGTGACCACCTTCGGGTGCCTCAGAAATGACTACCGTTTTGGAGCGCCGCCACCCACCATCGAGCACACTCGAATAGTCTGTGACGACGACCCCGTGACAATGGTCCCCAGGATACTCTACAAACATACCTGCGATGCGGTAGTCCTCCACGACCGTGATGGCGGTATCGACGTGAAGGATCATGGTATCGACGTTTATATCAGGAGGCTCGCTGCGTGCGGTGGTTAGCTGTGTGGTGTCTGCTGTTGACCGGCTGCACGTCAGTTGCCTGCCCCAAAACGGTGGGTCTTGAAGCAGGTACCAGTGTCCGGCATGAAGTAGGAGAGTCACCCGCCAAGGTCAACACGGTGGCGGTCAAGGTCTTATGGGAGCTGCGAAAATGAAAATTATCCTGATGATCGTCGTCATGCTGCTTTCCCCCACGATAGTTCCGCCCACGACTACATGGACGTAGAAATACATATCGCCGTCTGTGAGCAGGCTAAGTTGTGGGGTGATTTGCAAAACTCAATCAGTTTGTACGACCCCTGGTACGGCGCGGTCCATGCGGAATACGAATACTGGTCCAATGCGTGCGATGAGATGTTGGAGCAGGCGATACAGGAGACTGAAAAATGAAAAAACTTTTACTGTTAATTTTTGGCGTCGCGCTAGCTGGATGCTCGACCATCAACGTCACGGTATCGGGCAACGATAACAATCTGACCATCGAGCAACCCAAATCCGTGACGACATCTCCGGCGGCAAGCGGCAATACCATACCGCTACTGAAATAAGACTTGACTTTTTAATGAGTCGGTTGTACCGTGCGCGCGAGCCTAGAAATAGCATTTTGTGGATAAATAAAAAGTTATCCACACGAATCCACAGGTTATCCACAGGTCGAGCGGTGTAATTAGCTGGTATTACTAGCGAAAAACCAAGCTCCAAATTTGCCTTTTAACCCTGTGGATAACTTTTATGAAGGGGGTAGCCTTGGCGAAGAAAATAGCAATTACCGGCATCATCGGATGGGATACCACTGCGAGGGGTGTGCGGGAGGAATTGCAGGCCGCCAACGGTGAAGCTGTCGAGTTTGACGTGTCCAGCCCGGGCGGTTTTATCTCTCAGGGTTTGGAGATTTTCAACCTGATTCGCAACTACGGTGGGGAAACCACGGCGGTCCTGTCCGGCTTTGCCATGAGCATGGCGAGCTACATTCCGCTGGCCTGCGATAAGGTTAAGGCTCACGACAACGCCGTGTACATGATCCACAACGCCCGCGGCGGCGTGTGGGGTGACCACAACGACATACTCGCCTACGGGCAGTTTACCAAAGGGCTCTCCGGTCTGCTCGCCAAGCAGTACGCCAAGCGCACCGGCAAGTCGGTGGATGAACTCGCTGAAATGATGGACAAGGAGACGTTTTTCTTCGGTGACGAAATGCTCACCCACGGGTTTGTGGATGAGATCATCGAAACCGAGGATGACGGCGATCAGGAGGCTTGCCTCGCCGCCGCACAGGCGATCTACCATGAGGCATACGCCAAATGGTCTGCTGACCCGGCAGAGGCCCGTAAAGACTTCGCACAAGCGATGGCAATCATGCCGTCGATTCAACCCCCCGCAGCAGTGGCCGCGGGAAAACCCAAAAAGGAGGAAGTGCAGATGGCATTGAAAGAATTGCTGGATGCAAACCCCGCGGCCAAGGCCGAGTACGACCAGGCGCTTAATGCCGCCCGTACCGAGGGGAAACAGGAGCTGCAGGCGGTGATCAACTCCGTCGCTCCCATCATGGCGAGTACCGAGTACCCGCCGATCATCGGGCAGACCGCCCTCAAGGTGCTCAAGGGTGAGGCGTCCCAGGTGGAACTGACCTCGTCCGTCGCCGCTGTGGATGCCGTGAAGCAGATGAACGCTCAGACCGCCGCGCAGACCGCTACCGAGCAGCAGGGTGCTACGCCGGCACAGCAGCAGGCGCAGTACGACCCGGCACAGCCGGTAGCCAGCGAGGACGACCTGCAGGCCGCCATCGCTCTCGCCAAAGGGGGTAACTAACAATGGCCGTACAGGGAAGAACTGATTTCACCAATTTCCCCTTTTTCACCGGGGGCTCCACCATCATCAAGGATGCCGAAACCATCCTGACCGACGGCGCCCGCGCCGCTGCGCTCAAATTCGGTACCGTCATGGCCCAGGTCGCAGCATCGAGGAAGTGGGTTCCGCTCACCGATGTGGCCGCACTGGACGGCTCCAATGCGGCTCGCGGCATCTATATCGGCGAGGACATCGCAGCAGCCACCATCGTGGCAGGTGACGTAGCAAACTGCCCCATCGTGGTAGGCGGGTATGACGGCTGCTCGGTCGACAGTTCGCTGCTGGTGCTGGAAAACAGCCTGACCATCAACAGCGTCTGCTCGGACGATCCGGCTGGTGCCGACAACGGCGCGGTCAACGTCCGTCGCATCGAGGATGACCTGGCAAGAATCGGCATCTTCGTGGAAGCTACCACTGACATCAACAAACTCGAAAACTAGGAGGTGAGGTAAAATGAGTACTCCGTTACCGCAGGATCTTTTCAGCCGGTTTGCCGCCGGCATGTACGATGAGCAACAGATCATCGGCGTGCCCACCGCAGGCTTGAGCTTCTTTGGGAACACCGCAGGCGGTTCCCGCACCATCTACATGCCCGACGCCAACACCGTGGACATCGACATCATCCGCGGCGACGAGAGGGTAGCTGCACTGGTTCCCCGCGGCACTTTCAGCAAGTCGCTCGGGTCGCTCCAGAAGAATGCCAGGACCGAGCAGTTTACCTCGTTTTCCCGTAAGTTCCCGCTCGCTATCGAGACTGGTGACATCACCGCTGAAAACCTGACCACCCGCGTGGCCGGCGAGGCATCCGTCAACTCGGGCATCACTCAGATGCAGCGTTTCCGTCACCATGCGGCCCGCATCCACAACGAGAACATCCGCCGCATCATGCGCCTGGGTGAAGTGCTGGCGTGGCAGTCCATCATGACCGGCAAGCAGGATGCCATTCTCGGTACCAGCAACACCGACCTCCAGTACGACTTCCGCAGGAACTCCGCGCACACCATCCAGTGCGGTACCTCCTGGGCGGGCGGCTCGGCGGACATCCTGGGCGACATCGACGGCGGTAATGCCAAGGGCAGGCAGAACGGTCACATCACCTTCGATATGGGGGTATTCGGTTCCGGCGCAATGTCCAGCTTCATCAGGGATGCAACGGTGCAGAAACTGGCGGACAACCGCCGGTACACCTACATCAGCCTGGGCAACGGGTCGGTCATGCCGGCCAAGTTTGCACGCTTCGTCGCGGGCGGCATGGTCTATCAGGGCGAGCTTCGCACCCCGCAGGGTTACCAGCTTTACCTGTTCACCTACCCGGAATACTACACCGCGACCAACGGCACCGCAACCCCTTATATCGCCGCCGACAAGGTGCTGCTCACCTCCAGCGCAGCCAGGTGTGACCGCTACTTCGGCCCAAACGAGGGTCTGCCCATGCTGCCGCAGCGCGCACAGCTCTACCGCGAACTGTTCGGCTTCGACCCGAGCGCACCGATGATGCCCCCCAATGTCAAAGGCGGCACCGACCAGGGCATTCCGGCGCAGGCGTTCTACTGCCAGGCGTTCGTCAGCAGCGACTGGAAGCGCGTCAGCATCGAGACTCAGTGCGCGCCGATCTTCGCTACCACGCAGACCGACGCATTCGTGGTCCTCGACACCGAGCCGTAACGGTTAAAAGCGTATCAGAACCGGCCCCCCTGTCAAGAGCAGGGGGGCTTTTTGGGTGTAAGCCTCACCACATAAAATGGAGGACGATATGGCTAAATGGCTCGGACCGGGGGTGTATTCCTTCGGCGGTAAAGACTACAAGGTAGGTGAAGAGATGCCTAAAGGCGTGGACGAGGATACCCTCACTGCGCTGACACGCAAGGGCAAGGTGGGCGAGATTGTCGCCGCTGCACCGGCTGCACCGGACAACCGCCTGGACGACGCATTGGCGCAGATAGGGGAGTTGTCGGCGCAGGTAGCCGCCGAGCAGGCCCGTGTGGTAGCCCTCACCGCCGAGAACGATGACTTGGCGACCCAACTGGTCCAGGCGCAGAAAACCATCACTGAGATGACCAACGCAGCCATGAACACCGCTGGTCCCAAGGTCAAGGAGGGCAAGTAAAAATGGCAACTCGCGTCTACGTGGGCGGTCAGTGTACCGTCAAGTCCGAGCCGGTAGCGGCGCCTGCCCCTGCACCCAAGGGCGGTAAGACCATCACCGAACAGCCGGCGTGAATCTCCGCGACCTCGCAGAGCAGGATCTCGCGGTAACTCTTGAGGGCGACTGGTCAACGCCAGTCGCCCTTGTTGCACCTGACGGAGCAGAGTACACCGACCTGAAAGGTCAGGTGCTCTACGATCTGGTGCGGATGAACCCCGAGAACGGCGAGCGGACGGTCTGCCGCAATCCCATTGTGTCCTTGCGCCGGTCCAGCCTACCACGCATACCGGTTGCTGGTGAAACGTGGCTTGTGACGCTGTCTGACGGGCAGTATGTCATCTCCCCGACCCGCCCGCCCGAGGGTGGTGAGTCCCTTGGTTTCATCCGCCTCTACCTGCAGGCAGTGGAGCAGACTGAATGAATTTCCAGATAGTCAAAAAAGCCATCGTGGATACCCTCGGAGCCGCCGCAGAGGGTCGTTTTACGGTCGTCGGCTATCAGGGGCAGGGACAGGACGCCCGTGAGTCGAAAGACCGGCCTACGGTGCAGGTTTTCTTCTCTCAGGGTAACTTTCCCAAGAGCCGGGGTGCTCAGTACGGCGATGTGCAGCACGCGATGATCTACGCCATCGGCGTGACCGCCAGCGCCGCGGCAAAATGTAACCTCGCCGCCATTAACATGGCAGACGCGCTCCCCACCCAAAAAGCTGCGGCGCTGGCTGCGGCCCGGGATGCCAGCAGCATAGCGGACGACCTTTGGGACGACACTGCGGCAGCGGTCCGCAACATTCTCATGGATCCGCGTAACGCCGACCTGGGGCTGCGGGTAGGTCTGGTGTCAGATCGTTGGGTGGACGCGATCAGCAAAGAAGATCCTCTGCCACAGGGCGAATTGGTGCTGCTCAATGGTACCGTCCAATTTAGCTGTCAAACCGTCGAGCCGAGATC